GTACCGTTTATAAGATCTATATCACCCACTGCAATGCGTGTTCCTGGATCTTTTAATGCACTTGTCAGTCCGACAGTGCCTGTTGCAATTCCAATAACAGAAGAACTTGTAGGATTGGCGTTTATCCAAGTTCCACCAACTTTTTTCATTGTTCCACCCTTGAATCCAGTAACGGATACGCTGACTTCTGCAAATGGGTGAGGTGGTGTTTGACTCTTTAAGAAACCAGCACTAAAATCTAAAGAAACTTGTTGTATGCCACTATTAGAAGATTCTAAATTAGTTACATCTAATAATGAAAAATCATTAATAGGATCAAATCCAGGAGTTAATCTTTTTGGATTAGATGTTCCTGCATACGAATATAAGTGAACATCTTCTCCAAGACCATTATCACCACCACCTATGATAAATTTATTGGAAGTTTTATCTACCGATAGATTTTGACCGTAGTAAGTATTATCGACATTATATGATGGTGGATCTATTCTAACATTATTTGATCCATCAATATCCCAACGATAAACTGCTCCTCCAACATCAGGGTGAAGTTGTGCTCCATACCATACATAATCTTCTGATGCAATTAATTGTTTATCATTTCCATTCCAACTAAGTTCAAATACGAAATCTAATGTATCATCCTTGACCATATCAATTCGATTTGTTCCATCCAGATCATATCTATAAATTTTTCCAACATAAAATTCATTTGCGTCTTCCCATTCAGGATCAGCAACAAATATTTTATTTCCTCCAATAGCAACTGCATCTCCATAAGTTCCACTAGCACCCGAAGTTGGATCAGATAGTCTTATTTCTCCAGTCCCATCTTGATCGAAGATATATGCATATTCATAAGCACCAACTACAAATTTACCATTACCTGCAGCAATAGGAAAATCACCAAAACCGCCATAGGGTGGTGTGTCCAATAAACCGTCTTGTACAATTTTTATTTCACCTGTTCCATCTAAGTTATGGATGTATACGTTGTTATTGTAATCACTAGTAAAAATCTTTCCATTATCAGCAGCCATAGCATTAGGCCAATAGTCATCGACGTTTGGAGCTGATAGTATAATTCTACGTTCAAAGTTTCCGTCCATATCAAACACATATACAGCACCCTGTTCTACATGAGTGCCGGTATAATAATTATCTGCTATTATGATTTTATTACTATCAATCTCAACAATTACTCCAAACTCTTCGTTACTAATACCATCAGGGGCATTGATTTGAGTCAATAAGTTTCCATTTAAATCATAAAGGTATGCTGCACCTATATAAGTTCCTGCTATTCCAGTGATCGAGGCGTCATAATCCTGGTAATAATTATTGCCAATAACTATTCTATCATTACCAATAGCACTTGGTCCGAATCCGCCTTGAATCTGACTCCATCCACCACCATAAGTTAGATATGTTGGAATACCAACGTGTGCTGGAACCTCTGCAGTAAAACTACTGTATGCAGGTGTGTATGGGTTGGTGTATCCATATCCAACTGTACTGAATCCAGTATAACCAGATACTAATTGTGGATCTGGACTTGTAACTGTTGTTCTTGTAGTTACAAAATTTGCCTCTGTTGTTGTAATTCCTGTTGCCGTATATGTTAACAGGTAATTGTCATAAGTATAGGACAATACACCACCTGATCCACCACCACCTGGTCCAAATCCATCAATAGTAACATCTTGAGTAGCTAAAATATTTCCTTCTATAACAATCGATTTTTTATCACTCGGATCAGTGAAAAGAATATCATAAACATATCTTCCAGGTTTTATTGTTGCTGTTGTTGATGATGATAACGTTAATCTAATTCTACCATTAACTCTATCTACAAATGAAAGTAGAAATGTTGCTGTTGGATTTAAACTTTCTTGATGTTTTCTTATCTGCGACGATCCAGAGTATCCAGTCAGATCCAAAGAAGATCCATCAAGATTATCTAGATAAAAATCTCTGGAGAAATACTCCCCAGTTCTAATAGTAATATTATTGACGTAGACTGCCATATTATATGACTTTATTGATTATTTATCAAGGGCTTGACAGAAACTCCGATAATGAATAGACTAGGTTTGTCCGGTTCAAAGATAAATAATAGCTCATATAATATATGAGCATGAGTTATGAAAATCCTTGGTTACACTTGGAACGAACTTTTGATAGTGGTGATGTTGGGGACTACTTTGGTTTTGTTTATCTCATTACCAATAAGTCAAACCAACGGCAGTACATTGGGAGAAAGTATTTTTGGTCGTTTAGAACACCACCAGGAAAGAAAAGAAAAGTAAAACAAGAATCAGATTGGAAAAAGTACTACGGTTCTTGTCCTGAATTAAAGGAGGATGTAAAAAAATATGGCAAAGAGTTCTTCAGTAGAGAAATACTGAGTTTACATAAAACAAAAGGAACGTGTAATTTTGAAGAAACAAAACAATTGTTTCTCAATAATGTGCTATCTGAGGCACTTGACGATGGATCACCAGCATACTATAATAGCAACATTCTAGGACGCTATATGCGAAAAGACTATGGTAACTTTAGAATCAACACTAAGAAAGATTCATGATTGGTCCATAGATCGAATGCATCTATTGTCCGAAAATCATTCAGGTTCTGAGTTATATGAGAGTCTGGAAGACGCTTATGCTATTCATCAAGAATTTGCTGAGTGGTTAGACCCAAACAAAAAGGATCACGATGTAATTTCACTAGAATACATAGGAGATGAAGATGGAAGAATCATCTAAAGTCTTTAGAGCAAAGATATTGAATAGAATTAAATATCTTACAAATCACGGAAAACATATTGAAGCATCTGCTCTTTACAAAAAATACTTTGAATCATGAAAAAAATTATTGCCTCACTGATTGCTGCTGCAGCGGTTGCCTTCCCTTCTATGGTGGAAGCACATCATCATAATGACTCTATGATTGCACAGCGTCATAATAACTCTAAGATCACCAAGGGTTACAATACTATGGACTCTATGGGGTGTATGCTACTTCGCGAGTGTACCGAAGATGTCCACGCAATCGAGAGTATCGCTACTATTGCTAATGAGTATCCCGATATTAATTACGATATCGTTGCTGACGAGTTCCACTCAATGCTCCTTGCTCTTCAGCAGGTCGGAGTGGGGGTGTTTCTAGCGGATCAAAAATACTTCCCCAAAGGTCATCGTGGTGTCTATCACACTGTAAGTAATAATTTTTTCTTAAACAAAGATCATATGGGTAGCACTGCATACCTGATGCAGGTAATGAGACACGAGGGATGGCATGCTGCTCAAGATTGTATGGCAGGAACTATTGAAAATAGTTTGATTGCTATCATTAAACCTGAAGATGAAGTGCCTATGATCTGGCGTGTGATGGCAGAACGTACCTATCCAGAATCTGCTGTGCCGTGGGAAGCAGAAGCAGGTTGGGCAGGTCGTACTGAGAAAATGACTATGGAAGCACTACAATCTTGTGCTCGTGGTACGATGTGGACTGATTATGAACCCACTCCTATGACCCGCGAATGGTTAGTTGAAAATGGTTATCTTGCTAAATAATATCACCCGATAAGGAAATCGGAAAGTTCACCCAAGGCAAACTCTTTGATCTAATCCTTTAAGTCTTATAATGTAAGAGTTTGTTGTTGGACAACAAGTATTTACATATGACACATTTAACCAGAGATGTGTTAATCAAGAAAATCGTTGCCAATGAAATGGTAGGTTGCGGTGGAACTGATTACATTCAGTCTCTCAAGGATGCGTATCACAAGTGGGAACATCAGGCAAGTGATGTTCTCTGTCAAAAATACAATCAAATAAACGATACAAACATTACTGTAGAAATTCTTGACCCCTAAATAAAGCTGCCTTGTACGTAGACAATGCCAGAAGAAGTCAAGAAGGAAGAACCTAAAAAGAAAGGTCCCTTAGCAAAACTAAAAGAGGCAGCAGATGATAAGGAAGAACAACTTGCTATTCTTTCTACCTTTGTCCGTCTTGGTATCCTTGTTTGGTCTGGTTCAATTCTCACTTTGGCATACATCAAACTACCTCCTGCACTCGGAATACCCGAACAAAAACTGGATCC